CTAAGCCTGGTTTAGCTGCTACAAGACGGATGCTATGTACCAACTCTTTAGATTTATTAAACTCAGTTAACGGACGAATATCTTTAAATTATTTTGCACCTAAAGGCCCACGTAAGCCTTATTTAGGACCTGATAATTTATCTGTAGCCTGGGATGTTATGATGCAAAATTATAGAAATATAAATTGTAATCAAGTAGATGTTATACAAGAGATACCCGCTAATGAAGATTTTTGGGTTTATTTTAATGAGAATATATATCCTTTATCTCAACAACAAAAATTTAATTTTATGAATTCATGAATATAAGCTTAGAAAAAGTATCTAATTTTTTGAAACCTTTCTTATTACAAGATATTGTTATAAGAACTAATAAAAAAGTCTTAAAGAAAGGCAAGTTTAAGATATTTCAAGTTAAGCAGTATTACATTAATTTAACTTTAGAAATAAATGGCGCAAATAAAAATTATGAAATACCATACCCATTTAAAATGGATTATGATGATGATAAAGGGGTACTAAATTATCATCTTAGCTCGTTTATACCTTTTAACCAAATGACAAGAGTTAAATTTTTAGACAACTCTTCAAAATCTAAGCTTTACGATAATTTAGTATTTATATTGCCATCAGATGGAACTACTTTAAAATAAAGTGTGATAGGTGGACTACTTCAAAGCTTTCCGGATGGCTATACTCCTAATTCGGCTCAAGTAAAGTTACTTAAAAATATTGATCAAGCTTTTGAAGATGGTCATAAGTTTGTTGTTTGTAACGCACCTACTGGTTCAGGTAAATCGTTTATATCTAAAACTATCGGCAATGTATCTAATCAACCTACTAAGGAGTTTAGAGAGCTAGTAACTAACTATTTAGCGTATAGAAGAACGCATGGTGGTGGCTATACGTATGAAGATGAATGTAGTGAAGAAAAGCCTTTTGGGTGTACGGCGCTAACTATAACTAAAGCATTACAAGATCAATATAAAGAATTATTTGATGATGTTAAGGTGCTTAAAGGTAAGTCAAACTATCAATGTGAGGTGGATAACCGCTTTACAGTAGAGCTAGCCCCTTGTCTACATCTACCTAAAATTAAGGAAGAGTGCTGGGCTCTTAATAAATGCCCTTATTACGAAGATAGAAATACAGCATTAACATCAACGTTTAATACGTTAAATTATAATATGTTTTTCTCTTTACCAGATCATTTAAAGAAGAGAAAGTTTCTTATATGTGATGAAGCAGCTGAGCTAGAAGATCAGTTGGTTAAAGAGTTTTCTTGTAATATAAATTTTGAAAGTCTTACTAGGCTGGATGTTAATATTAGACCTTTTTACTCTAGAAATAGTTTACAAGTTGTAAAATGGATTAATGAGCTAATAATAGATCTTAATGATAGAATAGAAGACTTAAAAGAAGTTACAAATAATAAGGGTAAGGTTAATAAAAAATTTATTATTGAATCAAAGAGTAATTTAATTACTTTACGAAATCTTCATTCTAAATTATCTTTAATTTTAGAAACGTGGAATGAAAGTGAGTATTTATTTGAAGCTGATAAAAAGGGTATAACGTTTATGCCTCTTAAAGTTGATAAGCTTTCTAATCATCTATTTAAATATGCAGATAAAGTTATATTAATGTCTGCTACTATTATTGATCCTAACAACTTCTGTAAGAGCTTGGGTATTAATAAATTTAAATATGTAGAAGCAGAATCATCTTTTGATGCTAAAAACGCTCCTATATATTGTAATACTAAAGTAAAGTTAAATTATCATAATTTAAAAAGAAGTTTACCTAAGGTAGTAAAACAGATAAAGGATATATGTGAATTTCATAAAGGAGATAAAGGTATTATACATACTCATAATAATACTATTACTTCTTTTTTAGCCGATACGTTAACAGATAGACGTTTTTTAATTAGAGAGCCTGGAGTGAGGAATGAAGAAATATTAGAACAGCATTACGTTAATGATGATCCTACTGTATTAATATCTCCCTCTATGTCGCATGGAGTAGATTTGAGAGACGAACTAGCTAGATTTCAAATCATTGTTAAGGCACCTTATCTTCCTACTAAAGATAAGCGTATTGAAAAATTAATGAAAGGAGATTTCAATTGGTATATGAATAAAATGCTTTGCTCGTTAATTCAGTCTTGTGGAAGAGGTGTTAGATCTCATAAAGATCATTGTATAACGTATATCCTTGATGGTTCAATTGCAGAAAGCGTAGTTAATAATAGACATAAATTGCCTAAATATTTTATTGACAGGTTTTTGTAATAAATATATAAGACAGTATGAAGAATAGAGCATTTCATTTTGAAATTAAAAATTTACTAACTCAGTTTGTAGCTGCGTTTGATGATACGGTTATAAGTAGATTTGATAAAAATAGAAACGCCAAATCTAATATTGACGTAAGGTATGTATTTGCCCCTAAGCAAAGGGTAATGTATGATATAGTAAACAAAGCGCAAAACATAACGCTGCCTGTGGTTGCTATAAATCTTGATAGTATTTCTAGAGACGAATCGCGTGTATTTAATAAGTTAACCGGAGGATTAGTACCTTCTGCTCAAAGCGAGAATGCTAAAAG